ATCCTTAGCAGCAGCATCCTGATTCAACAAGACGCCTTGAGAATAAATCTCAAATATGCCGGGCTTAATTCCTCGTTTTACGATATAGTCTTTAGGGCCAATACTAAATTCAATCTCAACTTCCAACGCCTTGCCATTAATGCTGTTCATTAGCTGTGGCTTGTTAATATTCCTAAAAGGTTTATTGAACAAGCAAAAACAAATAGCATCAAGAATGGTACTTTTGCCTGCGCCATTTTCACCTACAACAAGTGTTGTAGTTGTTTTATCTAAGCTAACCTCAGTATATTGTGCGCCGGTTGATAAGAAGTTCTTCCATTTAACTTTTTTAAATTTTATCATGCTTCTTCATAGTGTTGTGCTTCAACGTAAAGAGTTTTTAAAATGCTCTTTAGTCTTTCTTTATCCGCATCTGTATCAATGCTATCTACATAATTAGACAATAGTGTCATAGTATCTTCTAAGTCAACATTCTCATCTAATGCTTCAGTTTCAAACTCAGAAAAGTCTTCAATGATTTTTAGTTCAATAGGATTTTGTTTATAAATGCCCTCGATAAAATTGTCAAATTTAACGAAGTCTTTTTTGTTAACAACAATGACCTTAATTAATTTGGTATTGAACCTAGACATATCTACCTTGCTAGGATCTTCTTTTTCATCGTCGTAATAGTATTTCTCAAAAATTGTATTTGGATTTTTAATGAACTCCAACTTCAATGTCTTAGTATCAAAGATGTGAAATCCTCGATCATCCTCATAGTCATTCCAGAATAATTGATATGGATTGCCCAAGTATTCTACATTACCCTTGCCATGTTTATGATGGAAATGACCAGAACAAACTAGCTCAAAGTCTTTAAATGTTGCAGGATCCATGCCACCGTGTTCAATGTGAGCAGCTTGATCTTTAAACATCACAAACCCAGATAATTCTAAATGACCAAAACATACTTTGGCAATTTTACTGTTAATTAGTTTAGATGAATGCTCATAATTATCAGCACATATCCAAGGCATCAATAGAATGTCTAATCCGTCATAGCGAACTATTTCTGCAGTATCGTATGTTTTTACATTCGGATATTCACCCAATAATAATTTAGGAGAATTAACATCATTTGTGTTTTTGTAAAATGTATCATGATTGCCGATAATCATGTCCATATGTATTCCGCGGGCACAAGCTGCTTCGAAGAAGTATTGGCGGCAGGAATTCAATGAATTGAAATTGATATATTTTCTACGATCAAAACAATCACCTAAATGTATAACGTCTTGAATTTTTCTTTTATCTAACTCGGGGAAAAATACTTCATCGTAGAATTTTTTAAAATATGCATCAAATGCTTGTGAGTCTGATCTTGCGCCGAAGTGTGTATCAGTTACTAATGCTATCTTCATCTATATACTCCCAAGTTGAATCTCCCTTTTTGCGAACAGACGCAACAAATTTTAAATGTTCACCTGGACCCGCATTCCAATCATTGGGACCATTGTGGCTCATCTGATTTATTTGTTTATCCTCATTGTAGTATATATGATAAGCTTTTCCATGCACAGGATTAAATGAGAATGTAGTATTGTGAACAACCTCAGTTGCGTCTAATCGACTAACCAATTGTTTTGCTTGAGCCTCAAGAATATGAACCATTTCCATGATTCTATCATATTCTTCTTTGGCGTGTTGCTTGGCAACATTAAGTGATTTATCTTTTTCTTTCTCAACAACAACAGGTGCAAAATTAACTGCACCCACTGTCACAGGATATTCGCTTACATTATGATTAATAAATGCTACAACTTCTCCATTTATATTTGCGTCAAAACTATTGCGGCCTTTCAGCAAATTACTTTTTTGCATCTCGGCCTTTCAGGTATTCCTCGTTATGAATCCATTTATTTTTAACCAAGAAACCCCAGTCTCGTTTATGAGGACCAGGCATAAACAATGTCCAACATTCAACAGATGGATCTAGTTCAATACGATGGAATGTGTTTGCGGAACAAGTGCGGAAATGGCCAGGGCCTCTCCACATTGCAATCTCTCCGACTTTTTCGCAATTGTTATTAAATTGAGGAATCCATTCATAGTAACCACCTTTAAGAATTAAAGTAGCATAGGGCCATGGATGATCATGAACATCATCTGGATCACTCTTTAAAAATTTATGTAGGAAGATGTTAAATGGAAACTTCTTCCTATCCTTCAAGAATAAATAGTATCTTTCTAGATATGGCTGATCGTTAATACGATCCATGATGATTCGTTTGCGATCATGCTTCTCTAGAAAATTCAAAAGCCATTTCATTATGTAACTCCACTATATGATATTTAGAATATGGATACTGTTTCTGTAACCATTCAAGCAATCCTTCCTCGAAAGGAAGTTTTATCGTACCATCTTTATTTTGAATCCACAAACTCATTATCCTCTCTGTGTCCTACTCGCATTGCCATATTTGAATCTGTTTCACGAACTTCTACTTTACAGCACCAAATACGTTCTGCTTCTGTTTTACCATACATTGGCAAATAGATTGTATTCACATATTCATATAAAAAATCTGCAATACCTTCGCATCCTGTTTTTTCAACTTCTGTAATTTTAGCAAGACCAATTTTACCTAAGTGCAATAGTTCTTCACGCTTAGGATCATCTTGTGCTACAAGCAATGTATGGTCAAACCAATCTTCTAGATTATTTTTTAGATCTTTCAATCCACCAAAATCCATGCACCAATTGCGAGCATCTAAAGTATCACACTCGAATTCAAAATGAAAAGATAAAGCATAACCGTGAATTAGATTGCAGTGACTATCTGCTCTCCATTGTCTGTATGCTACGGGTCCTATTTGTTTATAAGTTTTTGTTGAGATATATTTTGCCATCTCTTGCCTCCTTGAGTAAGTTTGATGACATGCAGAATATTTAGAGAGGGGTGAATGCCGGAGACCTCTTTGTTAATTGCTTGAATGTCTTAGATTGATACCAACTGTTTAAATCATTAATGATTGAGTCAATATCTTTCTCTGGCTTCCAAGAAGATTCATTTTTTAATTTGTCAGAATTAGCAACCAACATTGCAGGGTCGCCGTCTCTGGGTTTTTCAATATGCATAACCATTCCGAAATGAATCAGTTCTTCTTCTATCAAAAAATCTTCAACCTTGTTAAAAATTTCTAAATTAGAATAACCTTTTACTGATCCTATATTATATATCCCTTTGATATTTTCCTCAATAGCTAAGATGTGTGCTTTGGCAATATCGGTAACATGAATGTAATCTCTAACACAAGTTCCATCAGCTGTGGGAAAGGTTGCACCATTTAATGTAAAATCATTACCAGTTATAGCAGCCTCAAAAATTCTAGCAAAGATATGTGTAGCATCTGGTTCTTGTCCATGTAGCCCGCCTTCGACTGCGCCACAAGCATTGAAATATCTAAATGCTACATAATCCATACCATATGATTTATTAAACCAATATAACATTTTTTCTGTCATTAGTTTAGATTCGCCATAGGGAGAAATAGGTTCTGTTTTTGAACCCTCAAATACTACAGCACTATCGGGAGAACCATAAACAGATGCGCTGCTACTAAAGATAAATTTAGTATCAGGCGAATTGTCTTTAATATGTCTTAGATATTGTGATGTCTTTGAAACGTTATTATCATAATATTCTGCAGGATCAATTACACTAGGGCCAACTAAACTTGTACCTGCACAATGAATTACTGCATGTGGTTTAGAATGATTAATTACATTGAATGATCCATAACTAATAAAGTCATCTTGTATGAACATATCATAATATGGTATTAGATGGTCTTGTTTTCTGCGATCAATGCCGATAACCCGATAACCCTGTTTCTTTAGTTCAATACAAATAGCGCCGCCAATAAAACCTGCGGCACCTGTAACTACAACTGTTTTAATATTTTGATTCTTTTGTGAAGTTTCTGTAATCATAATTACCTCTGTACCAAGGAGCAGCTGAATCGTTATTCATATCTGTGAACATAATGTCTAAACATCTATCAATAGTACCAGATGTCCATTTAGATAATTCACCCATTCTTTTTCTAGGTGTTACCATTAAACGATCTAATTTCGCAATAGCATCTTCCATAGACCAAGGGATATACAAACACTCGCTATCATTAGCAAATGTTTCGGGGAATGAACGATATGCAGGATACAAACAATTTGTACCTAAAGCATCTGCTTCTGACGCTGTGTTGCTAACCCAATCTTGTAAAGCACAATTAAATAATACTCTTGAATCTGCAAGCAAGGAATAGTATTCATTCTTTTTAAGGTTTTCGTAAATCTTAAAGTTGTGTGTCTTTTCTAATTCTTTTGCTCGGTCAAGATATTGTTCGTCGTTGCTTCGTAAAGGTCCGCCTGACAATACTGCAAACTCTACATCTGGATTGTTTTTGCCATACTCTTCAATCAAGTCCATAAAGAAGCCAGGTTGTTTTTCTTGATCGAACCTTGCAGCAAAAACCACACGATTTTTACGTTCATTGAATGGTTTAATTTCAGTTACTCTACTTTGCACTTCATCTGCATCAAATGCTAAGCCAGAAATATTATAGATTGGCGCTTCCCAACCTGCAATTTTCATGTGGGCAACCATCTCTTCATTTGAGGCAAGAACAGTGGCAAACTCTACAGTCATCTTCTCATATAGTGCCATCCATCGATTCATCATATGGACATGAAGGAAATCATCAGGGTCAATAGTTTGTGCGAGACAACGAACATAAACCTGCGGTCTATAATCCCATTCTACCTGATCCATAATATAAGGCAAAGATTCAATTCCAGGAGTAAACATATCCTCGAAGAAAATTTTATCTTCGAATCCAATTTCACCCGCTTTCATCTTCTTAATAAGATTTGCCATCTGTGTTAAAGAATAATAACTACGACCATGTGCATCAAGGACTTGTCCTGTTACAATTGCTTTATCGTTATCCAAAGTCTCGCCTCGAATAATCTCATAGTCAATACCTCGACGTTTAAATGCCGCTTCATTCCATTGCTCTAATTGCAATGTATATCGACCTTCATAGGGTTCCAATCCCATATAAAATAACTTAGCCATTATTATTCCTCAAAAATAAGTCTACAACCATTTTCACCATCTTCGGATACTTCTATATTATAACACCGTTCTGGCCATTGTGCAACACATTTGGCATATAATTCTCTTGCCATCATTTCGCAAGATTTATAATCCAATTGCAATGTCCCGTCATTATACCAGCGTTCCATAATACGTTTAGCTTGGATAAACTCTACATCTCGATCATCGTGAAATACTTCCATCTCTACTCGGAAATGAAATATATGTCTATGAGGTGTACCTAAAAAGGAAACATCTAGCCAATCGCCTGTTGCCAATTTTGGATCGGTCGCTGCCTGCGGATACTTATGAATGCCTTCTTTTTGAAAGGTCACCCAAATATAACTTTTATT